CAATGGTCATTATTGTTAGGTGCAACTGACTCAACAGGCCGACCAATTTACAATGCACAAAACTTGACACAAAACGCAGCAGGTGTTGCCGCACCTACAAGTTTACGTGGCAATGTGCTAGGTCTTGACTTGTATGTTGATCCAAACATTGTTGCAACAACTATTGATGAGTCAGCATTTATTGTTGTGCCATCATCTGTCATTATTTACGAGTCACCAATTTTGCGACTAAGCACTAACGTAGTTGTAAGCGGTGAAATTGAGACAATGATCTACGGATACTTAGCAACCAAAGTATTGGTCGCAGGTGGCGTACGCAGGTTTAACCTAACCTAATTAGGTAACAAGCTTGGCGGTTAGTAGCCCTTACTGCCAAGAGCTACTAGCAGAGGAGTAGAGATGGCAGCGACGTACGTTACTGTTGCAGAGTTACGTGCCAATTTAGGCATTGGCTCTCTCTACTCCGATGCCGATATTGAGGAAATATGCAGCACAGCTGAGGATTTGGTAGATAGTTATCTATGGTATAACTCAGCACCCGTTGTTGGCAGTCAAATTAGCAACAACACTGCATCATTGACATTGGCAAACCCAGCGACATTTGTTGTCGGTCAATCTATAACAGTTACAAAATCCGGCAGCACTTACAACGGCACGTACACAATTACTGGTGCATTTCCTGGCACAACTGTGCCGTTATCTATTGCCACAGGCTTATTTTTAGATTATTTGTATCGTTATCCGTCAGGTTATAGCGTTGTGCAATATGCAAAAACAGCAGCTGACGATGCGTTTCATTTAATTAAACCTTATGGCGTTGCCAAAGGGCCGTTTCACAGTACAGCTTACTCTGCAACACCAGCTATAAGAGAAGCAGCAATGATTGTAGCTGTTGACATATTTCAGGCACGCCAGGTTAGCCAAACTGGTGGGGTGGGCATGGATGGAGTTAGTGCAAGTCCGTATCGTATGGGTTACCAGCTTATAAACAGAGTGCGTGGCCTCATCCAGCCATATTCAAGTCCTAATTCACTGGTCGGATAATGCCAGCGGCAGTAACCACATTACGAGGCACATTAGCAACAGCATTAACTAACGCTGGTGTGTGGTCAATTTTTAGTTTTCCACCTGCAACTCTAATCGCAAATAGTGTGGTAATTACATGCAGCGATCCTTATTTGACATTTAACAATAACAGCCAAACTGCTATATCACCTTTGGCTAATTTTAAGATTTTAATGACTAAACCAGCATTAGACAATCGAGGCAATTTAAACGGCATAGAAGATTACATTGTGGCCGTAGTAACAAAATTAGCAGCATCAGCGCTGACCTATAATCTATCAAGTGTCTCAGCTCCAGCAATCGTTAATGCAGCCAGTGGCGATTTATTGGTTAGCGAGATAACAATATCAATCCTAACGAGTTGGAGTTAAACCATGGCAAACACAGAAGACTTAGCCTTCTTAATTAAGACAGGCCAAATAAAAGACGCACCAAAACCAACTGCACAAACCAAGAAAGATGAGGAATAACAATGGCAATATACTTAAATAACAATGTTGGTGTTAAGTTGGCTACCAATGCAGCACTAACTACACCTTCAATCGACATTAGCTCATACGTGACTAATGCTGTAATAAACCAGATTGTGGATGAACTTGAAGTGACAGCGATGGGTGATAGCGCTCACAAATTTGTTGCGGGTCTTCAATCAGGCACATTCACAATTGATTTTATAAATGACTGGGCATCTGCACAGGTAATGCAGACCCTAAATGATGCATTCGGCAAAACCTTGTCAGTGTCAGTTATTACTGTCAAGGGCACAGCCGTATCAGCTGCAAACCCAACTTACCAATTTTCAATCCTAGTAAATAACTTGACCCCAATAGGTCAGGGTGGCGTTACCGAGGTTGCTACCTCTAGCGTCACATTTACTATAAACTCCGCTGTAACAGTGTCACCATCAGTGGCATTCTAACTTAGGAGTAATAATGGCAAAGTTAAAAATTACTAGGGCTAATGGCGAAGTTTCAGAGCACAAGATCACGCCAGGAATTGAATACAACTTTGAAACCAAATATGGTGCTGGTATCAGCAAGATTTTAAGAGAGCACGAGCGTCAGACTGAGATATTTTACCTTGCGTATGAATGTTTACGTAGGGCTGGCGCTCAGATACCTCTGTGGGGTGTGGAGTTTATCGACACATTAGACACAGTAGAAGTATTGGATGACGAAAAAAAATAACTGAGCGGTCATCGATTCTCTACTCAATCGCTCAGTTAAGCGTAGAGACCGGGATACCGCCTAGAGAGTTTATTGATATGGATAGCGAAATGTATGCAGCAATTATACAGGTGCTAACCGACAGAGCTAAGGAGATCCGAAATGCCAGTAGAAGTCGTAGGCGTTAAAGATGTCCTGAATGGCTTAAGTTTTATAGATCAAGATATGCGACAACGCATTAGAACCGCTATTGACCCGTTAATGCGTGACGTAGCAGTCAAAGCCAAAGGATTTGTACCCAGCGATAATGCGGTGCTGTCTGGTTGGGTTAAGCCATTGTCATCAGATGTGTCCTATAGACCATTTCCTAAATATGATGCAAATGTAGTAAGAAATGGCATCGGATATAATCCAGGTGAAAACAAAACATTACGAAATGGATTTAAGGTTAGCAATTACGTTTACAACGTCAGTCGTCCAGGATCTATATATGAAACTGCTGGCCGATTGAATCCGCAAGGCAGAGCGCCGTTTGAAATGAGAGCATCACAGGGTGCAAGTGGTCAATACAGTAAGCGATCTGCTAACAGCAAAGCCTTTGAAGAGTATAAATCAAATAATCCATTTGCAAGCCAACAATTTATAGCCGCATTAGAGCCAGTTACATCTCAACCTAAAATACCTGGCGCTCGTAGCGGCGGGCGCAAAACTAAAGGTCGCTTAATTTACAAGGCTTGGTCACAAGATAGTTTGAAGGTATATGAGGCAATCTTAAAAGCGATAGATAATACAGCTGTGCAATTTAACAAAAAAACCCAAATTAAAGGTAAGAGAGCAGCGTAATGGCCAATATATTTGTAGCAGCCACAGCAACCTTTAATGGCAAAGCACTTACCAGGGGTAAAAAAGAAATTTCAGCTTTTGACAAACAAGTCAATAAGTTAGGTAAAACCTTTGCTAGTGTCTTTGGCGCTCAACAATTATTCCAATTTAGCAAGCGAGCAGTAAAAGCATTTGCAGACGATGAAAGAGCAGCAAAATCTTTAGAGGTGCAATTACGTAATACGGGATTTGCATTTAGCGCACCAGCCGTTGAGGATTACATAGCCAATTTACAAAGAGTCACTGGCGTACTAGACGATCAATTACGCCCAGCATTTCAGCAATTATTAACAGCCACAGGATCTATAACCAAGAGCCAAGAAGCGTTAAACACAGCATTAAACGTAAGTGCTGCCACAGGTCGATCACTAACAGAGGTGAGCGCAGCACTAACTAGAGGATTCTCAGGCAACACTACAGGGCTTAGCCGTCTGGGTGCTGGCATAAGTAAAGCCACGCTAAAGACTGGCGATATGGATAAGATTTTAGGTGAATTAAATAATAAGTTTGCAGGTCAGGCACAAGCTAGATTGACCACCTACGCTGGCAAGATGGATTTACTAAATGTAGCTGCCGAAGATGCTAGAGAAACAATCGGCAAGGGTTTATTAGATGCGCTAAGTTTGTTAGGCAAAAATAGAAGCATTGAGGATGCTGCTACTCAGATGGATACGTTTGCCACAGCTATTAGTAATGCTGTCTATGGCGTGGGTTTACTGATAAGCAAACTGGATGGCCTAGCCTCTAAAGTAACCTCTGGTGGATTAGGTGATTTGCTTATACGCCTACAGCCAGGTGGATTAGCTTTACAAAGAGCGGTCAGTATTGCAGGTAACCTTAGGACTAGCACTCAGCCAGACAACAAACAAGGCCGAGCCTCAGCACGTATCTTTACCCAGCAATTACGCCTAGAAAACAAATTATCAGATCAAAAGAAAAAAGAATTAGCGCTGTTAGATGCCAAGAATAAAAAGCAAACCGAAGTAGATAAACTATCAGAGAAGTTTGACACCGAGCGCATAGGTTTGATGAAGGCGCTTAATGAGGCCACCGATGCTGAGACTAAATTACGCATTCAAGCTAAGTTAGCCATCCTGGACAATAACGAGGCTTTGGCTAAGAAGTACAATGCTGAGTTATTGGCTAAGAGCGCAACAGATCAATTAGCTGATGCCGCTAACAATGCTGCTAGTGCGCTAAACACTTTGCCAAATAAATACGATGCAATCTTTACAAGCCTGGTAAATACTTTTAAGACAATGGGATTAGATCAAGGAGCATCCGCAAGCCTTGCTGGAGCATCTGCAAGATTACAGGCACAAGCCGATGCATTCTTAGCACAAATGCAGCAATATGCAGTGCCTGGTGGTATGCCATCTAGCGCTACTACAGCTGCCGCAGCAGCAGCACCTACAGTAGTACCACAGGTAACAGTAAACACAGGTGCGGTATTAACCAACGAACAAGATTTGACTATTTATATTCAAAACGCTTTAGGTCAAATAAGTAAACTAGGCAATGGCTCCGTTATACCAGCAGGATCGATAGCATTCCAGTGACAGTACCAGTAATAACCGCCACAATAAATTTCTCTACTGGCCCTAGCACCGCTCAGGCTATGCAGTTAGATATTGGCATATTAGGCACAAATGTACTAGCAGATGGCGTAGCAGTTATTGTTGATGTGTCAGATCGTATTAATTTTATTCAAACTACAGTAGGTCGTAATGCACTATATGACCAATTCCAAACTGGCCAATTAACATTACGCATAGTAGATCAAAATGGCGATTTCAACCCGACCAATCCTACTGGGCCATACTACGGATTACTGACACCAATGAAAAAGGTCAGCATAGCGGCCACTTATAACAATGTTACTTATCCTTTATTTTCAGGCTTTATTACAAGTTATGTAAATACACAACCGAAAGATGCTACAGAGGTTGCCTACACAACCATACAAGCTGTAGATGCTATGCGCTTGGCTTACAATGCCCAGATCTCTACAGTCACAGGTGCAAGCGCTGGAGATTTATCAGGCACACGTATCAATGAGATATTAGATGAGATCGACTGGCCAGCAACAATGCGACAAATAGATCCAGGACAAACTACAATGCAAGCCGATCCTGGCACAGCTCGTACTGCTTTAGGTGCTATGCAGACTGTTGCTCAATCAGAGTATGGCTCAATATATGTAGGCTTTGATGGATCCTTTGTATTCAAAGATCGTCTAACAGCTACAGAGACTATTGGTGGCACACCTACAGTATTTGCAGATGATGGCACTGGGATTATTTATGCCAATGCTATGTGGAAATTGGATGACACGCTTATATTTAACTCTGCCCAAGTAAATCGTTTAGGCGGCTCGGTTCAATCTGCCAGCAATCAAGCGAGTATCGACAAATATTTTATCCACTCATATAACGCCCAAGATTTACTAATGCAGACAGATGCTGTAGCCCTAGATTACGCCAGAGCTTATGTGGCTAGTCGGGCTGAGACAACCATTCGATGCGATGCTATCGAGCTAGACCTATACACCCCTAATTACGATACAGGCATACAGGCCGCTTTGGGCTTAGATTTTTTTGATCCGATAACAGTAATAACTACCCAGCCTGGTGGATCTAAGCTGGAGAAAACACTGCAAATCTTTGGCGTATCCAACATTATTACCCCTAATAGCTTTAGGGTGGTGTTTACAACGCTAGAACCTGTCATAGATGGGTTTATAATAGGCAACGTAGATTACGGGGTCTTAGATCAGAACGTCTTATCTTACTAAGGAGAAAACATGCCAACCTGGCCAGGCAATACAGGTGATGTAGTCACCAGCACAATGTGGAATGGACTTCCAGCATTTACAGTACAGACTGCTAAGACAGCAGATTACACAGTAGGTAGCGGTGATGAATATCAGCAACTAATCCCGATGAATAAATCTTCAGCTGCTAACTTTTTAATACCAACCGATGCTACTTATAACTTCCCAGTAGGCACAGTTATTACAGTATTAAATATTGCATCAAATGCGGTAACAATTAAAGCAGTTACATCTGGCACAACAACAGTATTAAGTGCTGGCACAGTTGCAGCTCAGCCAACTCTTGCACAATACAAATCAGCAGCCTGTATTAAAACAGCTGCTAATGCTTGGTATATTGTTGGAGCTATTGGTTAAATGTTAAATATTATAGCAAGCCAATTAGCACCTACAACCATCACACCATTGAGCGTTGATTATTTAGTTATTGCAGGCGGTGCTGGTGGCGGTGGTGATGGCGCAGGAGGCGGTGCTGGTGGCGGTGGTGCAGGCGGATATCAAGAATCTAATTTCGCATCTTTAATAACATCAACAAATTACAGCTTAAAAGTTGGAGGCGGTGGTGCGGGAGGCGGTGGTGGTGTTAGAGGTACAGATGGCAGTACTTCTATATTTAACACAATAACATCGACTGGCGGTGGAGGCGGCGGCGCTTATAGTGCCACATCTCCTAATTTTGATGGCAAAAATGGCGGCTCTGGCGGTGGTGGTGGCATTAAAAGCACTGGAGTTGGAACTCAAACCACAACAGCTGGAACTGGAACTTCAGGAGAAGGCAATAATGGCGGAACAGGTAGTACCGATAACGCCACTTATTCTAGCGGTGGTGGTGGTGGTGGCGCAGGCGCAACAGGCCAAAATGGAACTATAGGTTCTAGTAAAGGTGGTAATGGTGGTAACGGAACTGCATCATCTATTAGTGGATCATCGGTGACACGAGCTGGCGGAGGCGGTGGAGGAGCACCAGGCGGCACTGCTGGTACAGGTGGAACTGGAGGCGGTGGTGCTGGTGCATCTAATGGAACTGCTACAGCTGGATCAGTAAACACAGGCGGCGGCGGTGGTGGTGGTCATGCTGCAAATAATGGCGCTGCTGGTGGCTCTGGTATTGTAATTTTGAAATATCCCGATGTTTATACAGCGACATTTAGCGGTGGAGTAACACAAACAACTTCAACAGCAGGCGGATATAAAACATCAACAATTACGGCAGCAGGTGTTTCAGACACAGTAAGTTGGGCATAATGGCACATTACGCATACATTGATGAAAATAATATAGTTATAGATGTGATTGTCGGTAAAGATGAAAATGAGTTGATTGATGGTTTAGATACCGAAACTTATTACGCACAAGGAACGCCATATACAGTCAAGCGCACTTCATACAATAATAAAATTCGCAAACAATATGCAGGTATTGGATATTCTTATAATTCAGTTGCAGATGTATTTATTGCACCGCAACCATATCCATCGTGGTCATTAAATAACACTTTCGATTGGCAAGCCCCAATACCAAAACCAAATGGTACATATCGCTGGGATGAAGATACATTGAGTTGGATCGAAATTGAAGCCTAAATTATGTGCAGCTGGAGTACAGTTACGAGATCAAATTGATACCTGGTTTCCAGATCGCAGCCGTAAAAGTCCAGAAGGATGGTTGGGCGATAGCCGTCACTCCGCCAGAAAATCGGATCATAATCCAGACCAATTTGGGTGGGTCAGAGCAATTGATGTTAATTCTTTGCTTGAGTCTTCCGACAGCCTTGCACCTTATCTGGCTGACCAAATCAGAGTGGCAGCCAAATCGGATCCACGCATACTATACGTCATCTATAACGGGCGAATATGCTCAAAGATATTAAATTGGAAATGGCGCAAGTACAAGGGCATAAATCCACACAAGCGACATATACACATTAGTTTTACAAAAAAGTTAGGCGATCTTGATGGCAAGCCGTTTGACATACCACTACTAGGGGGCAAGATATGAAAATAAGCAAGAAGCAAAAGGCTGTATTGAAATCATACGCACGTGGCGTATTGGTCTCATTCTTAACATTCTTAGCAAGTAACGAGTTAGGGCTAGATCCTGCTGTAGCTGTAGTAGTTGCAGCGCTCGCTGGCCCAGCAGTTAGGGCTTTAGATAAATCCGATCCTGCCTATGGCATCGGTGCTAATGACAAATGAGTCCGGCAGAATGGGCTGGCTTTGGCGCTGGCGTTATAGCCGTGCTATCAGGCGGGCTAATAGGATTACGTTTTTTAGTTAAGGGCTGGCTTAATGAGTTGCGGCCAAATGGCGGAACTAGCATAAAAGATCAAATTACCAGGCTAGAAAAGCGTGTTGATGATCTGTTTGTTTTGTTA